TATTTCTAAAAATAGGTAACTGATCAAAAGACACATTGTGGTCGAAGTCGCATTCACAATACGACTCCCCATTATCTTCTTTATTCATCTCAGCAATAGCTGATCTATTCTGATGAAATAATTTTATATCTGATCCACGAACACTCATTATTTCTCTCCCCAAGGAAATCCCCATTTGTCAGCACATATTGCTCCATAACCAACTTTCATGGATCTAGGATCAGATAACTTTTTTCTGCACATAGAACAGTTGCCATGTAGATGACCATGACCAATAGCCTCGGACATAGGATCTTTAGCTATAGCTATTAACTTGTCATGTACTGATGCATCACATCTATTAGTAGGCATAAACTTACCATTTAAAATCTTGCCTACATAAACGTCCTCATGCCTGACATAAATGGCATCCTTATTGTGAGATGCTGAGTTCTCAGTAGGTAAAGATAATGTGATATCGGATACTGTAAATTTAGGATATTTTAATCCGTTCTCTAATGGAGTTTTAAATAACTCCCTAATCTTATCCACAGATATCGGATCTTGGTTCTTGGATCTAGCTTGATTAGCAATTGACTCTCTCAATATCTTTTTAAGAACATTGATCTGAGGATCAGTTAAAGATCCCTTTTTGCCATAAACAAATGCCATCTTAGTAACAAAAGAATTACCATCAAGATTGTTGAACTTTAGATCCTCGAATAAAGTATCAAGACTTACTTCAGTATCAGACTTAGTAGAAGTAGGATCAGAAGTGATCTTAGTCCATTCAGCATCAACATGAGAATATCTGTATTTAGGTTTCTCAACTACTTTAGTTAAGACAACATTTTTGGTTGGGACTTCAGTAGTCCCAACCAATTGATTGTAGTGATAAAATTTTCTAATCATTTTCATCCTCCATGATACTTGCAAATAGTCCCATGTGATCTCCTAGATTAGCTAAAATCTTAGACATCTTTCTTTTGTTCATTTTAGTTTTAAAACTATTTTTGACATCCTTTAGATTAATTTCTTTTACTTCACATGGTGTATTTTCTATTTTTTGTTTTAAAGTTCTCAAAGCACATACAAGAACTTTAGTTTCTTCTAAAGATAAAGATGTAGTAAAAGTACTATTACCTATTTGAATATTTAATTTATCAAAAGTTTGTTTTTTCATTATTTTACTCTCCATTTTCCCATTAATTTTTTCTCTATTAATTTTGTGATCTTCAATTCTAATCTCTCAGCACAATAGTATGTTCCTCTTTCATAACTAGGAACTTTGTCTTCCATATCAAAAATATTTATTTGTAATTCATGTAAAGCTCTTCTAATTACTTCAGCTTGAGGTTCAGTTAATTCTATTTTAATCATTTTAAATTTTTCCCTTTTTTGTTATTATTAAGTTATAAAATATCATCTAATAAAAGATAATATAGGATCTAAAGTATACGATAAAAGATATGTGTCAACAAATATTTTTTTAATACAGTTTAAATTTCAAAAAAAGTTTTTTAAAAATATTTTTCAAAAAAGGTGTAGCAAGTGTAGCAAGTGTAGCAAGTTATTGTTTTATATAGATAAATTCATGGCACACTTTTGCTACGTTACCACACTTATCAGATCGTAGAGAACTTCAAAAAATATTTTGAAAAAAGTAAAAAATGAGGATAAAACACTATTATGGGAAACAAAAATCAACTCACAAATAGACAAAAAGAATTTGCTAAATTTATTGTTGAGGGAATTTATTCTAATTCTAAATGTGCAAGGATGGCTGGGTATGCTGAAGATAGTTCACACATTCAAGCATCAAAATTATTGAATGGAAAAGATTTTCCTTTAGTCACAGATTATATAAAAGAACTTCGAGAAGAGAGAGAAAAGAAATATGGTGTGACATTGATTGGTCAGCTAAAAAGATTTTCTGAGTTATCTCATAAAGCAGAACAAGAGGGTCAATTTTCAGCATCTGTAAATGCAGAAAAAATAAGATCAGCATTAGGTGGATTATCTGTTGATAAAAGAGAAGTTCAAAACACTCATAAAATAGATCAATTATCAAGAGATGAAATAGTTGCTAGATTATCTGAATTAAGGAAAGCACATAGTTATGCTTTTGAGGGCGAATATAAAAGGATAGATGATGCCAAAGACAGAGAAGTTATTATCAGCAATATTGAAAAAAAATCTACCAAAGAAGACGTTCTATCAAAGAATAGAAAATAGAGTTGGAGAGGGAATACCTGACACATTTATTTGCATGAATGGAAATGTATTCTTCATCGAATTAAAAATAATAAAAAATAATAGAATTACTATACAAAAGTCACAGATAGCTTGGCATATCAAATATAATCAATGTAATGGTGTTAGTTTTTTTCTTGCATCAAGACCCAAGGAGAGAGATCTATTTTTATTTGAGGGTGGAAAATCATTAGAAATTCAAGGATCTAGGATCGAGGACATAGGACATTTAGTCCAAGGATCAATAAAAGATGTCGTTGCATATTTACAACGATGTTGCAAAAATGTCACACCGATAGAGTAGGGTAGGGTAGGGCAGGGGGGTCGCCTTGCGACCTATAGCTGCAGGTCTTGCGACCTGCGGCCCAGGTCCTGCGACCTAGCGGGGACTACTGTCATACCTTCGGTCATCAAAAATTTTCGCCCCCCTCCCCTTGCGGAGAGAGAGGCTAGGGAAAACTTTTAAAATTCAAAGTCTATAAAAACTTCTCTGTCACCTTTTAAAAATCTGAAAATATTTACATTATCAAATTTACAACAACAATATTTTTTTTCCGATCTACAATAATGATCGATGAAATAAACATCTTTTGAAGTTGGTTTTAACTTAAAATAAATATGATTATAATTATTAAGTTTTTTTAATTCTACAAATTGCTTAAATATTATTTTACTCATTTTACTTTCCCTTCGTATTTAATTTAATAATTATGTAAATGTTAAATGTTAAAATAAATTGAACTATCATAAATTTAAAAATATCTTTTAAACCTTGATAATCATTTAATTCTACAATCATGTTTTTTAATATTACTATACATATAGCTAGTGTTAACAATGTTGATATTGGTATTAAATTTTTTAAATTATTATTCATTTTACTTTCCCTTTTGAATTGCTGGACGCTTTAAACGTCCAGCTTGTTATAATTAAGCTATTTTTTGAATACCTAAAAAATCAGTCATTTTAGGTAAATCAACAACAAAATCATTAAAAGAATTTCTTGCAATAGATCCTTTTGCTTTTAATCCTATTATATGATTATCTTTTGTCGAATTATCGATATCCGATAAATCACCATTAAAAACTGGTCTATTTAAAAATGTTTTTGGAAATTCATTTTTAAAAACTACAGCAATTGGATTATCAAATTGTAAAGCCTGATTAACTTGTTTTTGATATCCTTCTGCACCTGAGTAACTAAACATTAATTTATAGTTTTTAATATTATTACAAGCTTTTAATCTATTTGCTCTTTTTGTGTAGTCATAAAAATAAATTTCTTCAAACATATTAAATATATTTGTTTTTTCATATGGTATGTCACTCAATACGTTTAATCTTGCAGATGGATTAACATTATTTTTATTACAATTAATAACGTGTAATTTTAATTCATGAATTAATAATTCAATAAATAAATCATAATCATTATTATAAAAATTACTTTTATTATTTCTTGCATTAACAACATTGTTAAACTTACCACGTCCAGCAGATTTTAAACATTCTTCAAAACATTCTGCAATAAATGACATGGGGCAAAATTTTAAACTTGGCATTAATGACAATCCAGCAACATTATAAACGCCTTTACTGGATTTTTTTAATTTGGTATTTGCACCAAATCGATCTAATAAACAATTTACATTATATGTATGTTTAACATATTTTTTAAGTTCTTTTATATTCATGATTTTTCCCTTTATATTAAATTAACTTATAGGATAATCCTATATTAATAATAATAATAAAACAAGTTTTTTTTTAATTATTTTTAAATTAATTTTCCCAGCTGGTTTTATATTCTTTTTTATTTCCAGCTGGTTTTAATAATGATAATCATTCGCAAGTTTGGGGTTACTGATTGATTTTAGAAAATAAGTTTTATGTTAGAGGGAGGGGGGGGAGAGGTATATGACCGTAGGCTGTGTACAGCCTACGTCTGTAATAGTTAGGTTGATAAATTTATTCAAATATATTATCGTTTGGACATGTCAACGAACTTACAAGCACTGCCTGATGAGGTGCTAAAAGAAACACTGTTACTGGAAGAACAACTCAAGAAGCTAGATACTCGTGATTTGGCTCGTGATAAATTTATGTCGTATGCAAAACATGTGTACGATGGTTTTATTGAAGGACGGCATCACAAGATCATAGCCGAGAAGCTAGAAGCGATAGCCGAGGGCAAACTAAAGAGATTAATTGTCAATATGCCTCCTCGACATTCGAAGTCAGAGTTTGCATCCTATCTCATGCCATCTTGGTTCTTGGGGCGTAATCCAAAATTAAAGATAATACAGGCTACCATGAATACAGAACTTGCTGTAAGATTTGGTAGAAAGGTTCGTGATCTCATTGCCGATCCCATATACGCAGAGATATTCCCCGACACGGACTTGAAACAGGATAGCCAAGCAGCAGGTAGATGGGAAACCAGTGCTGGAGGGGAATATTTCGCAGCAGGGGTGGGTGCTGCGATGACAGGTCGTGGTGCGGATTTATTAATTATTGACGATCCGCACTCGGAACAAGATGCTCTATCGAGCAGTGCGTATGACACGGCTTACGAGTGGTATACTTCTGGTCCACGGCAGAGATTACAACCAGGGGGAACCATTATCATTGTGCAAACCAGATGGTCAAAGAAAGATTTGACAGGAAGGTTACTGGGGGCACAGGCAAGAGATCTGATGGCAGATCAATGGGATGTGGTAGAATTTCCAGCCATACTTCCTTCGGGGGAACCACTATGGCATGAATTCTGGAAAAAAGAAGAATTACTAAAAGTCAAAGCGTCACTATCCGTTGGTAAATGGAATGCACAGTGGCAACAAAATCCTACATCTGAAGAAGTGGCTATGGTCAAACGTGACTGGTGGCAGTTGTGGGAGAGAGAAGATACACCAAGACTGGATTACATAATTCAAAGTTATGATACAGCGTATAGCAAAAAAGAGACAGCGGACTATAGTGCCATCACAACGTGGGGTGTATTTGAGCCAAAAGAAAACGGAGAACAACATTTAATTTTGTTAGATGCCAAAAAGGGGCGTTGGAACTTTCCAGAACTAAAAGAGATTGCTGTTGATCAAAACGAATACTGGGAGCCAGACATGATGTTAATCGAGGCAAAAGCGTCTGGTGCATCTTTGGCGGATGAGCTACGAATGCTGAATTTACCTGTTACTACGTTCAGTCCCGGTAGGCGTAAAGGTGGGGGTGGTATGGACAAGACCACAAGGATGCACATGGTGTCTCCTATTTTCGAATCTGGAAAAGTGTGGTATCCTGATGAAAAGTTTGCTGACGAAGTTATAGAAGAGGTTGCATCTTTTCCAAATGGCGATCATGATGACTATTGTGATAGCATGACAATGGCACTACTTAGATTTAGACAAGGTGGTTTTATTAGTTTACAAGGAGAGGATGAACCAGAAGACTGGTTTCCAAGAGGGGCAAGGGAATATTATTAATGACTAGACTTTTTAAAATCAGAAGAAAATTAAACAAAAAGCCTATAAGAAAAGGAAAGTTAGTTAAAAACAGATTTTCTGATATACTGGCTCCAGGTAAAAAAAGAGTAACGAGGATTACATAATGGCTACAGAACCTAGAAAAATATCAACAATGGTAGAAAGAGCAATGGGAGCAGGGGGTCAGATGATGCCCGAAGAAGATAGTCTCCAGATCGAACTCCCCAGTACCGAGGAGCAACTACCTGATGGTATAGAACTTGTAAACGAGGAGGTTACTGAGGTCATAGCAGTACCTTATGATCATGATGCAAACTTAGCCGAGGCACTAGATGAGTCGGTTCTTGGTTCTTTGTCCTCGGACATTCAATCTAAATTTCGTGAGGATGTAGAATCCAGAGAAGATTGGGAAGAGGCTATATCCAAGGGATTAGGACTTCTTGGCATAAACTATGAAGATAGAAGTCAGCCTTTTTTAGGTGCTAGTGGTGTTACACATCCATTATTGTCTGAGGCTGTGACCCAGTTCCAAGCACAGGCATACAAGGAGATGTTACCTAGTGGCGGTCCTGTAAAGACACAGGTTCTCGGAACTCCGACCAAGGAGACTGAGGCACAGGCACAGCGTGTAAGAGATTTCATGAACTATCAGATAACTGAGGTTATGGAAGAATTTGATCAAGACACAGATCAGATGTTATTTTATTTGCCGTTGACAGGTTCTACATTCAAGAAAATTTATTTTGACGAAACCAAGCAGAGAGCCGTTTCCAAGTTTGTACCAGCCGAGGACATGATTGTTCCGTACTCAGCTTCTGATTTAAGAACAGCGGAGAGGGTTACACATGTTGTCAGAATGACATATAATGAAATCAGAAAACTACAAGTAGCAGGAGTTTACAGAGATGTTGAATTATCTAGCTCAGATGGCGACCAAGACGAAGGAGCTATCCAAGAACGTGCTGATGAGTTGTTGGGACTACGCCCGAACTATTCTGATGATGTCTTTACCTTACTGGAGTGCCATGTTGACTTGGATCTGGAAGGTTTTGAAGACAAGGATATGGAGGGGAATCCTTCGGGGATTATGCTTCCTTATATTGTCACCATTGATCAAGGGTCTGGAAAAGTGTTATCAATTTCTAGAAACTTTAGAGAGCAAGACCCACTAAAAAGAAAGAGACAATATTTTACTCATTACAAGTTTTTACCGGGTTTTGGGTTTTACGGCTTTGGTTTATTACACACAATCGGTGGTTTGTCTCGTGCAGCCACCTCAATATTGAGGCAATTGATAGATGCAGGTACTTTATCGAATCTTCCAGCAGGTTTCAAAGCGAGAGGTGTTCGTATTCGTAATGATGACGATCCTCTTAACCCTGGTGAGTTCAGAGACATCGATGTCCCAGGTGGAGATCTCAAAAATTCCATCATCCCACTGCCATACAAAGAGCCATCTGGCACATTAGCACAGCTTTTAGGGGTAGTTGTTGACTCTGGAAGACGTTTTGCACAGGTTGCAGACGCAAAAATAGCAGATGTTAACTCTCAAGCACCTGTTGGAACCACTGTTGCACTCATAGAACAGGGTTCAAAGATCATTTCTAGCATACATAAGCGTCTACATTACGCTCAGAAGCAAGAATTTCGCATGTTATCGGAGATTTTTAGCGAAAATCCTGTTCCATACCCATATTTTGTTGGAAATGTACCACCAGAGACCATGCAATCCGACTTTGATGGGCGTATTGACATACTTCCAGTGTCAGATCCGAACATTTTTTCTATGGCACAGCGATTATCACTGGCTCAGACACAATTACAACTGGCTCAAGCTGCTCCACAGATGCATAATCTTCATGAAGCGTACAGAAGAATGTATGATGCACTTGATATTAAGAATATTGAGGGTATTTTACCTCCTCCGATGCAACCACAGCCAACAGATCCAGCAACTGAGAACGGAAATGCACTAAAAGGTATGCCTGTACAAGCTTTTCAACAACAAGATCATGAGGCACACGTTAGAGCACACATAGCATTCTTATCAACTCCAGCAGGTCAGGCAAATCCGCAGACATTTATCTTGTTACAGGCACACACACAAGAACATATAGGTATGATGGCTAGAGATCAGGTTGTTAAGTTCTTCCAAGAGTCTATTAAAGCTGCACAACTAGCAGGTCAGCCTGTTCCTCAACTAGATCCAGATGCTGTAGAGGCTGCAATAGCACAACAAACTGGTGAGATACTGAAAGAAGTAATGCCTTCTCTACAACCACAGCAACAGACAGATCCGTTGGTTGAAATTAGAAAACAAGAGCTTGAAAACGATACAGCCGAGCTACAGCGTAAAGCTATGAAAGATCAAATGAACTTTCAGATAGATTCAGCTAAATTACAACAAGCTTACGAACTCGCTCAACAAAGACAGTCTCTACAAGAGAATATCGCTGATGATAGAAATGATGTAAACATTTACAGAATCAATATGGCATCAGCTAACAGGGGTAACAAAGCTAAATAACCTATGATATACTCTGGATATGGATCCAGTAACAATATCATTAGCCATGGGCGTAGCATCAAAAGCATTTGACGCAATTAAAAAAGGTTTTTCTGTAGGTCGAGACATTGAACAAATGTCTGGAGACATCGGACGCTGGATGGGTGCTGTGAGTGATGTAGATAATGCAGAAAAACAAGCTAAGAATCCACCTTTGTTTGGTAAGTTATTTAAGGCAGGTTCTATAGAAGAGGCAGCACTGTCTGCTTATGCAGCCAAGAAAAAACTTGAGGAACAAAGATACGAACTCAAGATGTTTTTGAATATGACGTATGGCCCACAAGCGTATGACGATCTGTTAAAGATGGAAGGACAGATACGAAAAGAACGCCAACAAACAATATACAAGCAACAACAATTAAGAAGACAAATAGGTGAAGCTATAACATGGCTTATAGTAGCATGTATTATTGGTGGATTTGCAGTATTAGTTGCTAGTATATGGATTAAAGAAGCAAGAGCATATGAATACAAACCAAGAGATTATTCTAGACAACAAAAAGAATGGCGTAATCCAGATACAAAAAAATACACAACTTGTAGATTAAAGAAAAGAGTTACGTCAAAATTCACAGATAAAAGAGCTTGTATTTATCAAGGAGGTAACAAAACTTATACCATGATGATCGAAACCTGGTGTCCCGTTAAATATCGCTGTTTGTATGATCCAAACGGCACAATGCCCGACATCGATCAGGTGATGGAGAGTTTAAGAAGCATAGGGAGAAAATAATGGACGGTGGTGTAATTTTAGACGCATGGAATGATTTATCCTATTTTGAGGGAATATTATTTACAATTTGGCTTTTTATCCTATATTATGGTAAGTGTTGGATAGATGAAAGGTTTAAAAAATGATACAGTGGATTTTAAATAAATTAATAAGAAGCGGTAGAGTTGGTATTAGCTCTGCTAGAGAACTATCTAAACATAGACTTCATACGACAAAGTATGAAGACTTGTGTATGTAGGAGGACGGAGTGCTTCAAGCGTTAATAGGTCCAATAGCTAACTTAGCTGGAACTTGGTTTGAGAACAAAGTCGAGAAGACAAAAGCAGAAGGACAAGCTAAAGTCGCAGAGGCTCGTGCTCGTGCAACTGTTGCAGAAAAGGTTGCAGCAGGTGAGGTTGCATGGGAGGGTAAGATGGCAGATGCTACAGTGGATAGCTGGAAGGACGAGTTCGCCTTAGTAGTCCTTTTGGCCCCTGCAATTTTAGTATTCATTCCTGGTATGAAAGAGTATGTTAAAGAGGGATTTGATATATTGGCAACTTTGCCAGAGTGGTATCAGTACCTCTTATATATTGCAATTAGTGCGAGTTTTGGAATCAAGGGAGTTGGACAAGCTGCAAAGATGTTCAAGAAAAAATAA